CGCCGAATTTAACCGCGTGGGGCTTACCATAGAATGCGGCTTTGGCGAAAATCCGTTGCCGATAGAGCAGTTTGAGGATATGTATGGGAAGGTGGAGAGGATTTTGTGGGAGTGCTTTAGGGCGTGTTGATTTAAACGCCCTAAAATTCTTTGCCTAATTTTTCAGCCAGTTCAAGCCTTGATATTTGTTCCCGGGGTAACTCACGCAATTTGTACACTATGTCAGGGTCAAGGATACCTGCTGAAAATAAATCCGCCCCCGCTTTTATTTCTTTGCACAAATATACATATCCCCAATAATAAAGCGCGCCATGATTATCCCATAACGGGGTAATAATAATATATGTATCATCGTAAAATACAATATCGTATAGTACGTCTTTCCCCTTATTTGAGTTGCCCCACGCATTATCCCATGTTTCATCATCTTTACGGTTGATTTCGTGTCCAAATACTAACTCAACGCCGTCAAGAGAACCGACGGTACTCGGAATTGTTGTAATATCCCATAATATGCCATCACCTTCATTGCGTAGCTTATAAATACCCAAACCAAATGGCGTTAAGTCAACATAAGTTTCTAAGTTTAATATTTCTTCACGCAATTGCGATATTTCTTGTTTCCTTGCATTATCAATCGGAATATTTCTAATTTCCATTGCCCCCAACAATGAAAAAGGGAAAAACAACACATTCCATATTATGACGGTAGCTACTATTTTACATATGAACCCACTAATTGGATTGCCAAACCTTTTCTTAGAAACTGTTTAACATCTTTCACCCACTCTGAACATGTGATATAATCAATCAAAAAGATGAATCCAATGACCAATTACCCAAGCAACATAAGTCGCGAAGAATTTGAAATAATTCGCAAGGATTTGGAAGCTGCGAAGAAAAGAACAAAGCCGCGTAAAATAGATTTATATGACGTATTTTGTGCGGTGCTGTACGTCGTAAAAGGCGGCGTTCAATGGCGTATGCTGCCGAGCGATTTTCCAAAATGGACGACGGTATATTTCTACTTTCAAATATGGTCAAAGCCGCAAGAAACGGGCTTTTCCATACTTGAAGATGTCTTAAAAAAAATTGGTCAGCCATGTGCGTATGCAAGATATGCGGCTCGCCAAAACGAGTTTTTGCATCGTTGATTCGCAAAGCGTACAAAATGCAAGTTCCGCCGAGGAAAAAGGGTATGATGCGGGCAAAAAAGTCAGCGGCATTAAACGTCATATCGCGGTTGACACAAACGGCTTGCCGCACGCGATTCATATCACAACAGCCAACATAACCGACCGCGCCGGGGCAATTGAAATGTTTCAGAATTACCGCGACGATTTGTCAAATGTCCAAAATGTTCTTGTTGACGGCGGCTATACAGGCAAGCCGTTTGCGGAATCTGTTCGCAATATTCTCGGTGCGAATGTTAAGGTTGTGAAGCGGAGCGAATTGCATACATTCGCTGTTTTACCCAAGCGTTGGGTTGTTGAGCGTACTTTTATATTGCGACATCGCCGTGGAGCGTTTCCGCAGAGAATACCCGGATGTGCCGATTGAGAAGGTGGTGAGTGAATAATGCTGAAAGTCGAGAATATAAGGATTTCAGATATAAAGCCGTTTCTGAATAACGCCAAGCTGCATCCAAAAGAGCAGATAGCGCAAATCAAGAACAGCATAGAGGAATACGGCTTCAATGACCCGATAGCCATATCCGAGGACAACGAAATAATCGAAGACCACGGACGGCTTCTTGCAGTCAAGGAATTAGGGTATACGGAAATTCCATGTATCCGCCTCTCGCATATGAACGAAGCACAGCACCGCACATATATTTTGGCGCATAACAAGCTGACCATGAACACAGGCTTTGACTCGGAGTTATTGCTCGGTGAGTTTGACTTCCTCAAAGGCGCAGGCTTTGATACGGAATTAACAGGCTTTTCGATGGACGAGTTGGAAAAACTGTTCTCGGAAAACACGCCAACGGAAATCAAAGACGATGACTTCGACATCGACATCGACAAGGCGGCCGCCGAGCCGCCTTTCGTTATGTTTGGAGATTTATGGCGGCTTCGCAATCATCGTCTGCTCTGCGGGGACAGCACCAATACCGAGGACATTCAGAGGCTCATGGACGGCAAAAAGGCGAATCTGCTGTTGACCGATTTTCCATACGGCGTGAGTTATGAATCCAAAGCCGGAAAAATCAAAAACGACGAGCTGCGCGGCGAGGAGTTTTATAAATTCCTGCTCACCGTTTTCAAAAATGTGAAATCCGCTATGGATGATGAAGCCAGCGCGTATGTGTTCCACTCTGACACCAATGGCGAGTGGTTCAAGCGGGCATTCCGCGAGGCAGGATTCAAACTGTCCGGCGTTTGCCAATGGCTCAAGCCGTCGCTGGTGCTGGGCAGAAGCCCGTACCAATGGAAGAACGAGCCTATCCTTTTTGGCTGGAAAGCCAAAGGCAAACACAAATGGTACGCCGGACGTGCTGAGACCACGATATGGCAATTCGACAAGCCGAAGAAAAACGACATCCACCCAACCATGAAACCGCTTGATTTGCTGGCATACCCGATAAAAAACTCATCGGCGGCAAACGGCATCGTGCTTGACGTATTCAGCGGCAGTTTCTCAACGGGCATGGTGTGCGAACAGCTTAACCGCGCTTGCTACGCCGTGGAGTTGGATGAAAAATACGCTTCGGCGTCGATTAAGCGCTTTGTCGCCGAATACGGCGCGGATAATGTGAGCATCGAGCGGGACGGCAAAACACTGACATATGCGGAGGTGGTCGGCGATGGATAAACAACTAAAATTTGGCTCACTCTTCGCCGGGATAGGCGGTTTTGATTTGGCGGCATTGGAAGCGGGCATAAAGCCCGTTTTTTTGTTGTGAAATCGAAGCGTACCCCCGCTTGGTGTTGTGGCGGCGCGGTTTCCCGATGTGAAGCAATACGGCGACATACACAGGCTGAAAGGCGGCGAGGTCGAGCCAGTCGATATCATCAAATTCGGCTCACCCTGTCAGTCGTTTTCACACGCCGGAGCGCGTCAGGGCTTGGACGATGCTTCGGGTCTGTTTTATGAAGCTGTGCGTATCATCTGTGAGATGCGCGAAGCCACGAACGGCGTACGTCCCCGCTACGCCGTCATGGAAAACGTACCGGGGATTTATTCATCAGAATCACAGGGCAAGTCGGACTTTCGGGAGGTACTGAATGAACTGCTCAAAATCAAATATAAAACCGTCGATGTTCCTTTGCCTACGGACAGAAAAGGAAAATTTAAGTTTCTTACCGCAGGCGCTGTCGTGGGAAATGCAGGTAGCACCTGTGGCAGTTATTCCCTCGCTTGGCGGACGCTTTGCGCCTCCAAATTCGGAGTCGCCCAACGCCGCCGCCGTATGTTCCTTGTCGTCGATTTTGCAAGCGAACGCGCCGCTGAGATTCTATCTGAGCCGGAAGGCGAAGGACGGGATTTTACGCCGGGTTACCTCAAGGGGCAAAGTGCTGCCGGAAGTGCTGCGGAGGGCATTGGAAGCGTAAACGGTGATGGAACGGCCATGTCCTTTGAACCAGGTGCATTGAAACGCATTGACAAAAAGGCATGGAGCGAACAATCACAGACGCTTCACGCTCAACACCGTGGAAAAGCACATCGTAGCGTATCAAGAAAACGTGGGTGCGATATGTGCTTCCGATTATAAGGGTATCCGCAATTATGACATCGGCGAGGATAAAGCCGTGGTGGAGCGTGTCGCCGTCGAAGAATACCGATATGGAGGCCATCGCAAGAGCGAAACGGCCGCCTCGCTCAGAGCCAAAGGCGGCAACAACGGCGGCGGCTCCGAGAGCATGGTCATTGAGAACCGTTACGCCGCTTGAATGCTTAAGATTACAGGGTCTGCCCGATTTTTGGCTTGATGATATCCATATCGCCGAGCCGACAGATGGGGATATTGAATACTGGCGGTCGGTTTGGCTGGAACTGGGCAAGACCAAAACAGACAATCAAATCCGAAAATGGCTCAAAAACCCATACACTGATTCAAATGCCTACAAAGCCATCGGAAATTCGCTGGCGGTACCCTGCGACCTTTGGGTGCTTCGCGGCATCGCTGAACAAAGCGGGGAAACTCCTGTGTAATACGCACAGTTATTAGCCGCTGTTTTTCCTTATGTTTGTTTGATTTATTGTACAGAATTGCCTTGCTATATACCGTGGTGTACGCAAATATGGTGTTACCGCAAGGGAATAAGCCCGCGGAATTCAAGGAAAAACGGAGGAAACGAACATGAACAAAGTACAAATCAACACCGAAGGGCAGCAAGGCAGAAAAGACCTCACCTACAAAATCGGCGAGTTGGTCGGCGTCGCGCCGGTCTACGCGGGAGCGGGCGGCAACGTCATCGAGGGCGAGCGGTTCAGGTTCAGCTACGTGGTGATGAACATCACAATCGCGCAGGACTGCACGGTCATTTGGGACGAGCGCACCGATGCCGAAACGATGAGCAAGGTTTTTGACGGCTTGGAACAGGCAGGGTACGAATTTGAACGCCCAACGCTCGAAACAGAAGCCGAGGAAGCCTCCGATGTCGAACCCAAGCGCAAAGGCATCATGACCACCCTTGTCGAGGCACTCAACGAAAACGCGGGCGAGGGCGAGCATTGGGAACGCCTGCACAGCACTCCACAGATGGAATGCTGTGACGACCGCTGGCGCAACCTTGACGGGACCTTTGCCGCGACAGTCACAAACGACCACGGCGGCGAATATGACGAAAACGGCGAGTACATCAAAGGCACAGGCGAGGCGGTCTGCTCTCCCGAAGACGGGATGCAGGAAAGCGATGTCCCGACCATGATAACGATTGAACTGCCCGCCACGAACATCAAAGAGGATATCCTCCGCGCCCTCATTGAAAGCAAGGCGACGCTCATCAAGGCGGCTCTCGGCGAGGACGGCTTCGGCGAACTGCCGATTGAGTTTGACGGCGGTGAAGGTAAGGTTGGGTTCAATTGGCTTCGCTTCGGCGCGGATGCCGACACGGTCAAGGCTTGGAGTGCATTTCCTGCGGCGGCTTGCAAGTTCAGTAAAACGGCAAAGCGCGTCACAGCCAAGGACACGGCGGCCACAAACGAGAAATTCGCCTTCCGCACCTTCTTGGTGAAAATCGGTATGAACGACGCCGATAACAAATGGACGAGAAAACATCTCCTGCGGAACCTGACGGGCGATTCCGCTTTCGCCACACCTGAAAGCAAAGCAAAGTGGCAAGCCAAGCATGGCAAAAAAGCCGAAATTACGGAGGTAAGCGAAAATGAAAATGCCGAATAAAGCACAGCTTGAAGCCGCCAGAGCCAAGTACCCCGAAGGCACGAGGGTTGAACTGCCGAGCGGGATGGACGATGAATACTCGCCCATCCCGGCGGGGTACGCAAGGCACGGTGGTGGGGGTGGACGATATGCTGAACCTGATGATCGATTAGGATAACGGCTCTACGCTTAATGACATCATCGGGCATACCGAATCCGCAAAGTCGAAAGCAAAGCTGACAGGATACGGCCAGAGGCGAGGATGGTGGCGGCTACCGCGCGCACGAATATGTTTGACAAAAAGGCGGCGTTCGAAATTGCGCTGGAACTTGGTTGTAACGCTTTCGCCGACTTCATCTTCACCCGCACAAACGAATACGGTGCTTTCATATTGACCGGCGACTTCCCGCCGACATCGAGGATGACCTAATATAGCCTGTGTACTGTGTACAAAATCCCTAAAATAAAGAATTTTGTACACAATTTGTTATCAATTTTTATCGCGTAATTGCCTTGCTATAACTATGTTTATGCGGCAATATGGTCATAACGAAGGGCGGGAAACCCCGCAAAATCAAGGAAAACGGAGGACAAAAACATGACGAACCAAGAATTCAAACGCTACACAGGCCCAGCCTACGCAAGCATATTCAAGAACCTAAACGCTGCCATCGACCTTGCATATCAGCCTCAAAACATCGGGAAATACAAGGTGATAGGCATCGGCCACACGGAAGAAGGCGACATCAACCTTTGGGCGGTAATGCAAAACAGCCTCGCAAACAAATTCAAAGCCGAGGGCTTTCAAGAATACGCAAAAGGCTTTAAGGGAATCATCACACTTTAAGGGAGGGAGCGGCATGAACGACAAACAATGGGAAAACGCAATCGCGCAATTACCCGAAGGGGCGACGGTAACACGGAAGTACACGGCTTTTGAGAACGGAGAAACACGCTGGGTCGTGAGGCTTGCGAACGGCAGGGAAACACGCTACGTCCTGCATTGGGACGGCGAAGAGCCGAGACTCGAACACACAGACCATAACCACGAAAACAACCGAAGACAGCTACCCGCAAGGGTCTGTCCCTCGTAGACATAGATATATTAAGAAAGCCTGAGTGGGCTTTTTTAACGTCGGTCTCCAACCATCCGCTTACGGCGTTCGTCAAGGGTTTCGCCTTCGTATTTGAAATATAGAGTGCCTTGAGGCATATATGAGCATCCTTTTAATTTTTGAACCAATCCGGAAATAGAATAGGAAACACCATCATAGCACACGTTTCTGTTGTCAACAACAGTGCAAAGAATGTCGGCATTATCAGTATATTCAAGTTCCGCGCCTGGTGGAATATCCACCATGTTGAAACGGAATGGTGTTGCTCTCCCTTGCAGTTCTTCTTCTTCTTGCTGTTCTCCCGTAAGGGTGACTAATTCCAGATGCTCCCGGTCACCGCGCAGCTTCGCTATCTCCACGAATACGCTATGAGCGGCTTCGGGCGAAACCTTGAAAAACTCCCGTTCTCTGATACGCCCATTGACCTCTTCTCGCGCATGGAGGTTTGCGTCGATATGGTCGAAAATAGCATGAATGGATTCTTCCACTGCGGCGGGATTTTCAACGTGATATAAAGCATAGGCGCGATATGACAGCGGAATATTGGACGGAGCGTTTAACTCCGAAAGACGCCCGCTAATATTGCTTCTGTCCGTTTTTCCAATTTTGACCCACCCATCAAGACAGGGGTTGGTCAAGATGTAAACAATGCCTTTGCTCATAAGTAGGTACCTCGCTCTAGGTGAAAATTTTTTTTATACACAATGTATTTTGCTCTGTAGCTTTATTATATGCGATTTTAACACGAACCACAATGAAATATTTTATCACAGCTTCCAATCGGGAGGCTTTTTTATTTGCATCGAAAGGGGGACGGCTGATGTCCGCATTCAAATACAAGCCCACCAATTTCATGCTCGACACATCCCGCTACGATGCGGACAAAGCCGACCGTGCCGTGATGTTCATCGAAAGCCTGTGCCATACCAAAGGCGAATGGTCGGGAAAACCGTTTAAGCTGCTGCTGTGGCAGGAAACCATAACCCGGGATTTATTCGGCATCGTAAAAGCTGATGGCACACGGCAATTCAACACGGCGCATATCGAAGTACCCAAGAAGCAAGGAAAGAGCGAACTCGCCGCCGCAGTCGCGTTGTATCTCCTTTGCGCAGATGGCGAACAACGCGCCGAGGTCTACGGCTACGCCGCCGACTGCCAACAAGCGAACATCGTTTTTAGTGGCGCCGCCGACATGGTACGGCTCTCCCCCGCGCTGACAAAGAGGGTGAAAATCCTTGAATCGCAGAAACGGATTGTATATAAGCCAACCAACAGCGTATATCAAGTTTTATCAACGGAAGCGTACAGCAAGCACGGATTTTCGGTGTCGGGGCTTATCTTCGATGAACTGCACACACAGCCAAACAGGAAGCTCTTTGACGTTATGACAAAAGGGAGCAGCGACACAAGGAAACAGCCGCTTTACTTCCTCATCAGCACGGCGGGCAACGATACCAACTCCGTCTGCTACGAGCAGCATCGCAAAGCCGAGGCTATTTTAGAGGGTAACAAGAACGACGGCACGTTCTATCCTGTCATCTACGGCGCGAGCGCGGAGGATGACTGGACGAGCGAGGCGGTATGGCGAAAAGCCAATCCGAGCCTTGACGTGACGGTCGGCATTGATAAAGTCCGCGCCGCCTGCGAATCGGCGAAGCCGAACCCCGCCGAGGAGAACAACTTCCGGCAGCTTCGGCTCTGCCAATGGGTGAAACAATCAATTCGGTGGATGAACATGGGAGCGTGGGACGCTTGCGGCTTTGCCGTGGATACCGCCGCGCTTGAGGGGCGGGTCTGCTACGCGGGGCTGGATTTGTCCTCGACAAACGACATCACCGCTTTTGTCCTCGTGTTCCCGCCTACGGACGATGACGAGCCGTTTTATGTGTTGCCATATTTTTGGCTGCCCGAAGACACGGTGGACTGGCACACGAAGCTCGACAGCGTACCCTATGATGTTTGGGTAAAACAGAATCTGCTGAACGTCACCGAGGGCAATGTCGTGGATTACGCCGCCGTCGAGAAAACAATAGACGAACTCGGCGCGAAATACAACATCCGAGAAATCGCTTATGACCGCTGGGGCGCGACGCAGATGTCGCAGAATTTAGAGAGGCTGGGCTTCATCGTCGTGCCTTTCGTTCAGAGATTCACCAGCATGTCGCCTCCGACAAAGGAACTCATGCGGCTGACTTTGACAGAAAAAATCGCCTACGGCGGCAATGCCGTGCTGCGGTGGATGATGGATAACGTCTTTGTTCGCACCGATCCCGCCGGGAACATCAAGCCCGACAAGGAGCGAAGCGCGGAAAAGATAGACGGCGTCGTGGCTATGGTGATGGCTCTTGACCGCGCTATCCGCTGCGGCAACGCCACTACAGAGAGCGTGTACGATACACGCGGCATTTTATGGCTTGATTAAGGAGGCAGGCGCTTATGGGAATATTAAAAGGATTATTCCGTTCACGAGATAAGCCGGAAAACATGACGATTGGCGGTTCGCCGTTCTTCTTCAAAAGCGATGTTAAATACAAAGTGATGCAAATTGACGTTACCGAATTTCCGGCTGAACGCCAAAAAATGGGCATAAAAATTACTATTTAGGGGAGAAAAAGCGACACACAGTGAATGCACAAGTGATTGTCGACAAGGTGACACGCAGGGTTATTTGTACGGCTTTCGGTGTCGGAAGCAGGCATGATTCCTGGCTTTTCAAGGAATCGAAAACACATATTCATCCAAATATTACAGCCGAAACAGATACGGGTTATGTCGGAATTAAGAAAATTCACGATAATTCTGTTTTGCCGAAGAAACGAACAAAGAAAAAACCTCTTGCCCCCGAAGACAAAGCCTTTAACCGCAAAATTTCAAGTAGCCGTGTAACAAACGAACACGCCATTGGTTTCATTAAGCGGTTAAAGATAGTTGCGGAAAAGTAGAGAAACAGGCGAAAACGATTCGGATTGAGATTCAATCTTATAGTAGGGATTTGTAACTGTGAAATGAAAGTTTGCTTTCGCAAGAGGTATATTTGCGAATATTAGGGAGTGTTGATTAAATAATTATTTAATCAACACTCCTAAATTTTCTACACTTCCGAAACAACACCAATCCGCCGCTCATTATCCCAAGTAGCAACAAACCCCAGAGCCCGAGCAATTTCCGTAAGCCGTACCCATGTCGCGCCGTCCTCGATGTAGCCAGTTATATTTTGTACGCTTCCTAAAATATCTATGGCTACGGTTTGAGGTTGCGGATATATTCCGCTTCCTTGCTGGTGTCGAGAGGGCTTTTCCCCCGCCGCCACAACAGGAACACGCCGCTCCGAATCCCAAAAAACCCCAAAGCCCAAAGCCGCCCCAATTTCCGTAAGCCGTACCCATGTCGCGCCGTCCTCGATATAGCCCCCTATGCTTTGAATTTCCCCCAAAATATCAAGCCTAACACTACGCTCTTTCGGCGAAGCAACACCCTTGTCGCCCCGCTCCTCCAATTTAAGCAGCTCGCCCCACGGAAAATATCTGCCAGGGCAAGCCGTGGCAGTAACATCACCATGCCGCAGTACAGGAATTTTCCCATAAATTGACTGCACATGCTTAATAAGCCGTACCAAAGAATTAAACTGCGCATCAGGCATTTTTGTCGTGTGGTCATCATACCGCCCTTGGCACGCAATGCCAATACTGTCGCTATTGTTTCCGCCGGTATGCGAGCCTACGGCATCAAGCCCGCGGCCCTCCCATATTGTGCCGTCCATATCAACGGCAAAATTATAACCGAACCCGCTCCACCCATTGTTTAAGTGCCATAGGTGGACGGTTTGCGGCGCGGCGGTTTCGCTGTGGTAATGGTGAACGATAATGCGCTTTGTCTGTACGCGCCGCTTAGGGGCTTGCGTAAATTTTAATGCAGGGCTTGGCGTTTTTATCTCAATGCTCATGCCTCATCTTCCTTTCCTTAAATAGATTTGCAATATTGTATATAAGCTGTTGCCACGGACTCATATATTCCCCGCCTTATTAAGAATCAACAAAATCTTATTAACCTTACTAGCGATTTCAGTCTGCCCTGTTCTTATCTGTGCCAAATCAATCGCCACGCCGTTTATCGCCTTGCCTTTTTCGCCGATAAGCGCGTTTATGCGTTCAAGGGCTGTTTTTGTGGCATCGCCAGAATTGTCCAGCGTAACCTTTAGCCCCGCTATTACTGCGGTGTTTTCCTTAATCACGGCGAGTATATGCCTTTCACGTTCGAGCATTTGGCTTTCACGCTCTAGGTGTCTATCGTGCTTCGCGCTTTCGCTCTCCGCGTCGCCCTCGCGCCTGTCCTTGCGGTCACGCAAGACCATTGTGTACAGCGGGATTACCACTATAGCCACAAGCACAAAAAATAAAATTAGCTCGCTGCTTGTCGTCTGTGCTATTTCCTCGTATACTTGATATTCTGTCATATTATCACTCCTTTCTTTCTTTTTTAAATTTAGGTAAATATGTGTTTTGTTGGGAAAATTCGCTTCGTGGTTTTTAAAGATAATCAAACACGGATTTTAGCGGATTTACGCAGATTATGCGGATTCGTTCGTGCGAATCCGCATAATCCGTGTAAATCCACATTCTACCCCCTACAACCCACACCCCCAAGCACTCCGCAAGGTAGTAGACCCAAAATTAACAACCCCACTCTGCCCCCCAACCCTCCAAGGCGAAAGCACCAGCACCTTATCCGAATTAGCAGGCACAAGATAAATCTTGCCATTCGGGGCCAAAACGCCGCCGCTCCATTTGCCTGTACCTTCCTCCACATGAGGCATGGCCTCCACAGTGTTTGTAACAGGGTCAACCACAAGCACGGAGTTGGCGTTGCTTGGCACAATGTAAACCTTGCCGTTGGGGGCCAAAACTGCGCCAACGTATTTGTCTGCCGCGTTGCCAAAGCTGCCGATTTGCTGTGTGGTGTGCGTGGCGGTGTCGATGACTAGTACAGTGCTTGCGGCGAGCGGCGCGCAGTAGATTTTGCCGTTCGGGGCGAGCGCGCAGCCCGACCACTTGTTTGTGCTTGTGGACATGCCGTGAATCATTTCCACGGCTCGGGTGTTTGGGTCGATGACAAGCACCGCGCTCTGGTTGCTTGGCACACAATAAATCTTGCCGTTTGGGGCTAACGCACCGCCAACCCATTTATTGGTTGTTGTGCCTAAATTGCCAAATACTGTAATTCCGAAGGTGTCGGGGTCAATTTCCAAGCCACTGCTCTGATTGGCAGGCAGGCCGAAGATTTTGCCGTTCGGCGCGAGAATGCTTCCGAGCCACTTATTTGAGGTTGTTCCCAGGTTGCCAAAGGCCTCCGCGGTGTTTGTGACAGGGTCGATAACTAGCATGGTGGAGGCGGTTCGCGGCATACAAAATATTTTGCCATTGGGGGCTAAAACGCCGCCATGCCATTTATTTGCCGCTGTGCCAAGCTCGCCGAAGGTTTCCGCAGTGTTATTTTCTGGGTCAATAACAAGCACACAGTCCGCGTTTCTTGGCGTGCAGTAAATTTTTCCATTCGGGGCAAGAACGCCGCCGTTCCATTTGCCGTCCCCCTCGGGAACGCTTATTCCAGGCGGCTCGGGGGCGTACACTACGTCCGCGTTCAACGCCGCCGTGCGTTGCATGTCCTCGTACCACTCCGTATTCGCCAAATCGCGCCGTATGGCAGATAAT